GCTCCGTTATATTAATAAAAACCGTCAAGATTATTTAAAACTTTGCCAACGCCGATATGCGCGTGCGGGACGCCCACATACACAGTCCTGTCACGCCTGTCGCCAAGGCCGAGGCCCTCGAGTACGTTCGCGGCCGCAGGCAAGAGCTTGATGTGTACCACTCCGAAACCGCCGTTAAGGGTCTCGATGCCGTGAGGTTCATCTTTGCAGGGATCGCGAGGACTGCCACGATCGAGTACGGCGAAGACCTCGGGAAAGGCTCCGAAATGATGTACCCAAAACTTTGGGGTCAAACGACTGTGTTCGTTCCGCCCGCAACCGCCATCGAGACGTACAAGATCTTCGTCGCAGCAGGCGTCGAAGGCGCTCGAGAAGAGATTAGAGTGGCGGCGGGATTGTGCAACACTTTGCCCAAGGTGACTACACTGATCTCCAGCACGGTCCACATGGTTCCCGTGTATGGCCATTACGCCTCTCAGGCCGCTGCCTACTCCATTGCGGAGCAGATGAGGAAGGTGGACGATGGTCGAGCCAACGCTCCCGTCGTCCAGGTGGTCGACGCGTCCAGAGGCATCCAAATCCTCATCACCGCCGATTACGTGTTCCATCTCGTCCGAACAAAAGCTGGCGGTGGCTCCAAAGTTCACGTCACAGTGTTCGATTACAACCAGGTCCTCATGATCCAAGACATCGCTAAGTCCAGGTCCCTTGTCGCCCTCGCCTGCGCCCTCGCGAAAACCTCCGCTAGCAACTGCTGCCGCCTGCCTTCCTATGCGGACGTTGACTCCATGTGGACCTGGATCGACATGTGCATCTGTGAGCACGGCAATGACGCCTATGCTCTCGCCAAGACATGGGATCCCTTCACGATTGGCTGCTTCATCGCCGCCTGGGATGACATCCCCACAAAGGGAATGTTCCTGGAGTTCATGACCGACACCATCACTCGGTTGTTCGACGAGCTCGGGACTAGCTCCGCGACTCGGGTGGCCTTCAAGAAGTGCACGGCTCGACTTCTGTTGCTCAACCCGCAAGCATTGGGCGAGGTCATCTCCCTGTACAAAACGTGTGGATTTCCCACCGTGGACTGCCTGGAAGGCATCGCCAAACTGAAGGAGGTGAGAGACGGGGCGTGCACTGATCCGGCCGAACTGGAGGTCATGGACGCGACCTGCAGAACTGCGGTGTGTCACCTCATGGTGAAAATGGCCCTCAACTACTACGCCAAGCATCGCACCTGGCCTGCAGTCACCCTCAACTGGAAGGGACTCGCAGTCTACTACGCGAGAAAGGCAGCCGGGGGAAGCACCTACCTTCTCGACGCCTTCACCAAGAAGTCTCACACCTTCGACGAAGCTCTCTTGCTGGCAGAGGTCGAGGATTGCGTGTACCTGAACTGGGCTCCCATGTTCCCCGCGAACCTCGGTACATTGTTGTACACGATCACGCCGGACAAGGCAGCTGCGCCACCTGCCGAGGAATGGACGACCGGGTTCACCAAAGCCCAGCTCGGTGCGGACCCCCCGAAGTGCAGCACAACCAAGAGGGCCATCGGCGACATGGTCAGGGGACACGCGTCCACGGTTGGAGTCCTTTGTCAGACGCTCATTTTCGGGTCCATCGCCTGCTGCCACTTGGGCGTCGGGCTGGTCCCTAAGGAGAGGGAGATGAAGAAGGAGAGTCGCTTGTACTGCGTGTTGGCCTACCCAGTCCGCGTCCTCTGTGGGCACTTGGAGGGGCTCATCAAGGAGTACGTGTTCAAGTACGTCCCTGAGCAAACCATGACGATGAGCGGGGCGGACGTCACCAGACATTTGTACGAGATGACGGAGGACAGCAACGCCGAGGGTGTCTGGCTCATATTCAGCATCGATTTCAGCAAGTGGAACAACTGCTTCACAGCGCGCAACACGTACGCCTTGAGCGTGTTCCTCAACATGTTGTTCGGGGTTCCCTTCCTGTTCTTCTTTGTACACATCTTCTTCAGCCGCTGCTTCTTGTACCTGAAGCACAGCAACTACCCTCCCGCGCCCAAAGGAGCCCACAAGAACCCTCGCCGCACCCCTCCCGAGGGCCCTACCGTCATCAGGGATTGGGGCAGAGGCATCGAGGGGATCGCCCAAAAGTTCTGGACCCTCATGACCGTGTGCCTCCTGTACGTGATCGGCCACAAGCTCAACATGAGAACCAGGCACGCGGGACAAGGGGACGATCAGGCCGTGGCACTCTTCGTCGAGTTCCCGAATGGATGTACGTCCAAAAAGGACCTGTGCGAAAATCACGCCGAGTACTTCAAGCTAGTCCACGACCGAGTCCTGGAAGTCATGACTAGCGTGTTCAATAAGGCCCAACTCAAGACGAAGCCTACCGAGACCTTCGGCACGCTCTCTACACTTCCATACAGCAAGCAGCTCTTGTACAAGGGCGCGTTCATGGGTCAACTCCTCAAGAAGGTGTCTCGCATCTTCGACATGCAAGAAGGATTCCCTCCCTGCGTGTACGCTCAGCTGGAGGCCATAGGCTCCACTGCGACCTCCGCGGCCGGGAGCACAGTGTACGGCTCCATCGCGAGATGCATCGCGCACATCGAGGTCCTCAACAGCATTCTCGTCATCTCACGAGGCCAGGCGGGCATCGACCCCTGCGAACCCCTGCGCAACCTGGTCCTCAAGAGACCCAAGGACGTGTTGGGATGTCTCATGTACGGCGGCAAGCTGGCCGGCCTTCCCGCGTACCCGAGCTATTACCGCACCCTGGTCAGAGGAACGCCCAACGACAACATAGCACACATCGCATTCCTCAAGAAAGCAGCGCCCATTTTCGGCGAGGCGTCCGTTGCTGCCAAGTGCCTAGACCTCGTGGCATCAGGCGCCTTTCTCGCGACCTCCGCCTCCCGCTGGGAAGACGACGACGAGGCCAGCATGGAGGTGACCAAGACCACCCTCCTCACCGATCCCACAAGTCTCAACGTCCGTTCCCCCGCGCTCAGCGCCTCGAAAGTCAAGATCGCGGTCAAGGATGGCCTCACGGCGGCCGTGACGGAGCCATACCTCCGACAGATGATCAGCCTCGGCTTCGCCAACGCTGGCCGGGTCGTGACGGCCATGCTGTGGTTGTTGAAGCCCATATACGTCGTCGTCGTGTCAGAACTGTACGCCCACACCGTCTATGGCGTGGTCGACCGATTCATCGGCGGAGTGACGTGCACGGGCACCATTCGCAACCTGGTGGGCGGTGGTGGCGACGCTGACGACGAAGACGCCGTGGACATCAGCATAGAGGGCATCGCAGAGTGCAACCAGAAGGCCATCATGTTCCTCTGCAACACCGTCTCTTTCATCGTGAACCACAAGGTCCGCAACCCTCCTCCTGCATGCAGTGTAGACGTGTACAAGGAGCTCTTCAACACAGGCTGGAAACTTCCGCCTGACGACACCTTTGGCGTGTTCGCTCCATGCCCTGCGGAACAGTACAAGTTCAGCCTCATCAGCGAGGGCAGCTCGCCGCCCGCTTCCACCTGGGGTGACTCGATCACCGTGGTCGTGGCTCCCCTCGCAGGCTCCACAGAGCTTGCCAGCGTGCATGATGCTCTCTGGAACCGAGGCTGTGTGGACCCCTACGTCGCGAGCCCCACGGATGAAGGTTCCATTCCAGCACGCGACAAGCCGACGAAGACGGAGACGGAGGTCAAGGACGCTGCCAGGATCTACACCATTCAGACCGGGGTGTTGGGCCCGGACGAGCTCACTCAGGACTTTGCTCGAAGACTCCGACTCACGAGGCACGGGGCCACCGACGACGCGATTTCCCAGCGCGCCGCCATCCCCACTGCCTCATGCTACGCTCACCGCCATCGGGCGATCTCTCTCCCTTACAGGGTCGGGCTCAACAGCCTCGCCAACATCCTCACTCGCACCATCATCTCCACAGATCGTGGCAACCCGGGCCCCATCACGGGCGACGACTACCCGATCTACTTCCAGGAAGTCATCATGTACATGGTGAGTCACGTCGTCATGCTGCTCGCCGAGTCGCCTGAGAGCCAGAAAGTCAACCTCCCCCTCACCGTCATCGCGACGAAGAGCTGCGCCGGGTGCATGCACCCCATCGTTACCGAGAGAGCTAGCCTTCCAGCGGACGTCACCCTCCCGGCGCTCCCGGTCGTCGACTCCGAGGCACCTCCTCCCGAAGAAGTCAACCCTCCGGTCCACCTTCCTTTCGCCATGCGATGCGCAGACAACTGCGTGTGGTCCGCGTACCCTGGCGCGTACCAGCGAGTCAAAGCTTGCATGATCGGGTTCGACCTCCTCTTCTGCAGCCACAGCTTTCTAGCCACGTCGAGGGCGAGCACTTACGCGGGCACCAGGTTCAAGGTCACCTTGGCCTGCATCTCCAAGGTCGAGGGGTCCGTTCTTATCCGCGGCCTCGCAGTGGCTTGGGTCGCGGAACATGCCTATGGCATCGTTCGCCTGATCGCGAACGCCATTCGGGACGGAGTCGAATGGTCCCGCTATGTCGTCTGCGCGTTCCATGACGAGCCAGAGGCGGTTTGGGCTCGTCTCGGCACCCTCCTTGCCCACGCCAGTCTCGCGAACTACGTCCACGAGGCCGGCCTCTGCCCGGCCGTTGTCGACCGCACGAGCGTTCCGAACTACACTCACGCTCTCAAGGACAAGATCGCCGAAGCCGTCGTTCTGGTGCTCCGAAACCCCATCACGCTCCTCACCCATTACAAGCTCGTGACCACCACCATGGGTGCCAAACTCGGCCTTGGCATCTGCGCCAAGATCCTCGAGGCCGTGGTGCTGTGCAGGATCGCCCGAGCCATTGGCGCGGACGCAGACGCGGTCAAACGACTTCTCAACGGCCATGTTCGCACCCTCTGCCAAGTGTCCCTCGGTATCGAAGCTCAAAGGGGAGCGTACGAGCATTACACCGCCCCCATCGCTCAAGTCATCGGCGACGCGGGTTTCGAAACGTGGGTCAGGACCGTCCTCAGCTACTTCAGCTACACTCGCGTCCCTCCCTCCGCCTGGTACGGAGGCGAAAGGGGCCTGATCGACGCAGCCACCCCTTGCACCGCGCGCGCGTACGAGTTCACGAGAGCGCCTGGCGTGCACCTGGACGCCCCTGTGGCACTCGCCGTGTTCGAATGCGACACTGAGCAAATCGTTCGCGGCGGAATCGCGGCCCCCGCCACCGCCTTCCCTCCAGACGTCGGCAAATACAGAGTCGACCAGGCCTACCGGGGGCACGGCATCTCGAGCTCTGCCCATTACAAGCTGGTGGAGATGTTGTTCAGGGCCGGCGTCCAGGATCAAGTAGTCGGTGGTCGCGCCGCATGCCTTGCCGAGGGCGCTGGCAGCTTCGTAGTCGCTCTCAAGTCCACCTTCGGCATGAGTGAGGTCTACTACAGCACGCTCGTCGACCTTCGCGTCGCTGAACCTCACCGCGTGGGATCGTCCCACCCTGCTGCGTGCATAGAAGCGTGTGTGCACTCAGACAACCGGGACGACCTCTGGCTGATGGGGTTCACGGACGTCACGTGCCCCACTATCCTAAGCACGTTGCGCGAGCGCCAGCTGGACCTCGATCTCGTGACCATCGACTACCCCGACCTCACCCTCGGGATAGATCGCTTCCGGTACTTCGCAAACGCTGCTAGAATCGCAGACGTCACCCTGAAAGCAGGCGGCTCCCTCATCCTCAAGATCCACATGCAACCGGACGCCATCTGCACGGCCGCGATCGCCGTCATGAAGCTCAGGTTCAAGAGGGTCGTAGTCGCCACCATGACGTACAGCTCTTTCGAGGGTTTCGAGTCCTACATGGCTTGCGTGGGATACCAGCCAAACCCCATCAGTTCTGTCAGCAACGACTGCACGGACTACACCTGCGGCCAAATCACCGCTCAGGTCAACGCGTACTGCACCGCTCGAGCTGCTGCCCGCACTTCCGCGCCATATCAGCTCACCAGGCCGAACACCGTGGCCTCCCTCAACGCCCTCACCGCTGGCGCAGCGACTGTTGGAGGCGTTCCCACGTCCTGCTTCGCGAAGAACGGAGCCCACGCGTTCAAGTCTCTGTTCAAGTGCGTCCAAGTCACCGCTGACGCAGACGAGATGGGTGCAGCGATAGAGACCATGGCCAGGTCCGCCTGCATCATGTCGGCTGACCACGCAGACAAGCAATTCCTCATCGCGCCACCCGTCGGAGCCACGAGGGCCTCCGGCGTCGGCGTCCAGCACAAAGTCAAGGACATCGCTCTCCGCTGCCTCGCAGCGTCAGTAGCCAAGGACATCATCAGCGCCCGACACGTCGAATACCTCGCAGACGCCAGCGAAATCTATCCCTGGACCAGCCTCCACCAAATCGCGGGAACCGTTCACCGCCGCGGGCCGGGAACAGGTGGCCACCACAAGGTCCACAAAGTCGAATACACCTCCGGGAGCATCGTGTCCTTCCCCACACGCGGCTCAACGGAAGTTCAGTACGCATTCGCTGCAACTTACGGCGAGATCTTCACAGCTTACGGAAAACTCATCGGAAAAGCTGTCGGAAACTTCATCCCTTCGTGAATCGGTCGCGGAACGTCCGTCGAACTCTCGTCACACATGTTCCAACCATCAGACACACACCATGCAGAATTTGCCTTGACACGAGTGGGTAACGAAACCAGTAACGAACACGTTTAGAAAAAAGACATGTGACCCGCCCAAGGGCCTACACAAGTAAGAGAAGTCGGTGCTGTTCCCAACACCAAAATCGACAATAAAAACGATAATAAAAACGATGACGCAGGAGGCAAAGATTTACGGGCCGATGCTAGGAAAGGGCAGTTGCTTAAAGACGTGGTGGTATTA